GAGAAAATCTTTATTACCGACAAGCCTGACCCGGCACCGCGAATCATACAGCCACGGAATCCAGTATTTAATGTGGCCGTTGGAAGGTTCTTGAAACACGCGGAGAAGCCTTTGTTTAAATCTATTGGTAAGGTGTTTGGTGGGCAGACAGTCTACAAGGGTATGAATGCACTAGCAACAGCGCGTAAATTAAGGGAGGCTTGGGAGCAATTCACACACCCAGTCGCTGTAGGGCTCGATGCGTCTAGGTTTGATCAGCACGTGAGCCGGGAAGCCTTGGAGTGGGAACACACCATATGGCCCGCCTTGTTCCGTGGTGCGGACGATCGCAAGACTCTCAAAAGCCTACTTAAACAGCAGTTGCACAACAGCGGTGTTGCATATGCTGATGATGGGAGAATCAGATACAGTGTCGATGGGTGTCGGATGTCTGGCGATATGAACACGAGTTCCGGCAACTGTCTAATCATGTGTGGGTTGGTGTGGTCATACTGCAGGGGCGCTGGCCTGGAGAGATACCGGCTCGCCAACAATGGGGATGACTGCATTGTGATTTGCGAGAAACACGACCTACACATGTTGGATGATTTGCCTAAATGGTTCATGTCTATGGGCTTCAAGATGAAAGTCGAGAGTCCAGTAATGTCCTTTGAAAGGATAGACTTTTGCCAGACCTCACCCGTATGGACCCAGAAGGGGTGGGTCATGTGCCGCAACCCGCACACGGCGATGTCAAAGGATCTACATGCCAACTGCCACATAGGTGACCATTTGGTGCGAAACAGGTGGCTGAACGCCATGCACCAGGGAGGCAAGGCCCTCACTGACGGGTTGCCAATGTGGCAGAGTTTTTATGACATGTTCGCCGTCTCGAAGGTTGTTGGTGGTGATCATGGCCTTAACCCGCTTCACGAGTCTGGGCTGTATAGTCTCATGAGAAATATGCGGCATGAGAACACGCCCATCACTAGCGAAGCACGGTACTCCTTCTGGCTCGCCTTTGGGATCCTCCCCGACCAGCAAGTTGAATTTGAAAAACACTGTCGCAATATCATACTTGAAAATCTACCCTATACACCGGATGCTCCCAATACTGTGGGAGATGTATTCTGGCTGCCCACTGATAAATCCTACCAGTTTATCACGATGACGAACAACAAAGCTTCTAACAAGAACAAAACTAACAAGTCTTCCAACAAACGTCCTCGAACCATAAACACGAGTGTTGGCTCGTATGCAAATCCGGGAGGGGCAATTATACGACGAAGGAATGAGCCGCCAAGAATCGAAAACAAGTCAGCAGGAGTGCGCGTCAGCAATTCGGAGTATTTCGCAGACGTGGCAACCTCGGCTGCTGGGTCTACAGGCATGTTCCCCTTTAACCCCACCTCATTGAATTGGTTGGCTGGCATTGCAAAGAGCTACTCCAAGTATCGGGTCCATAAACTCACATTCTCTTACCTTCCTCAAGTGGCCACCACTCAGGGAGGGTACGTGGATTTGGGCACATTCTATGACACTGAGGATGCTGGACAGTGGATCGCCACTGGTGGTGATGTGCTGTACAGCTGTCCACAGTTTGCATCAGGACCACCTTACGCTGGGGGGGCTGTGTCGACTGCCAATAACAATGTGCACGACAACAATTGGTTCGGACTGGAAGTGGACACTGAGGCTGCCCATAGGACTTACCCATGGCTGGCTATAGATTCCACTGTCCCTGTGGCCACAGGAAATCTGGCGATACCCGTTTCAGTTGGCATTCGGGCCGCGGGCCCAGGATTGGCGACCAATACCAAGATAGGAAGACTCATTGCCTCCTATGATATTGAGTTCATCCAACCTGTGTCAGCTTCCGTGAACGTGTGAGTAGGATCGGAAAGGTACACAACAGCTAGGACGGAAGGACTCCTGGCTTGCCTGGTAAGCAAGTCGTGTGAATTAACATGTAAGGCGCCTCCGAAAGGGGGTGTGGGAGTCGGCCGAAAAAGTTGTGTAAAAGCAGTGGTTCAAAACCGTTTGGCAAGCGGTTTTGGGGCAACCAGCTGTACCCCAATGTTTTACAATCCCGG